CGCTGGTAAAGTGCCCGCGTCTGACCGTTTCGTAGCTGTTAACCCAGCTATGGCCGACTTGCTGATTTCTGGCCTGTCTGACGTGTCTAGCGCTGGCTCTGCCGACGAGCTTCGTAACGGCCAGATTGCCCGACTTTACGGTATGGGAGTCCTCGAGACCCCACTGTTTGCCGAGGCAACCGCGCCCGTCGCTATTGGTTACCACGCTTCTACGGTTGCGTTTGTTAACCAGATTAACTCGCTTGAGTCTTTGCGTAACCCCACCAAGTTCGCCGACATCGTTCGTGGACTAAACGTTTACGGTGCAAAGGTTACCCAGGCTGCCGGTGTTGTTAAGTACGTTTCGGTTCCTGCCTAGTAACTGACTCGTTTGGGGGAGGTCGGCTAGTCCGGTCTCCCCCACCCAGCCGCGCAAGTTTTTATCTGGAGGGCTACCAATGGCACTGGCTACTATTGCCGATATTGAGGCACGTTTAGGGCGCGAGCTGACGGCCACCGAGGACACTCAGGCGGCGGCTTGGCTTGAAGACGCCTCGTCTATGTTTGTACAACGTGCTATACAAAAGTTTGAGGTTAGCTCGTCTGTGGTGCGTTTGTTCCCTCGTGACGGGGTTGTGCGTCTTGTACAACGCCCTGTTATAGAGATAGATAGCGTTACCGACCTTGACGGTGTAGAGCTAGATTACACGTACGACGGGTTCCAGTCTTTATACGACTTGGGCTCTTACACCCCGGTACGGGTCACTTATGATCACGGCTCGGCAACTATACCCGACGACGTTGTGGCTGTTATCGCCGGTATGGTGGTGCGCACGGTGCTTATCCCTGACGACGCTGCCGCTGGTATCCAGCAACAAAGCGTAGGGCCGTTTTCTCAGTCGTACGCTAACTGGGCTGTTGGCCGCCAAGTGTTGATGAGCCCTAGCGACGTAGAGGTAGCTAATTACTACCGAGATAAAACTTTTAGGTCGGCTTCGACGATTGGAAACGGAAACTATGGAGTTAATTACCCGAGTCCGACGAAGTTCGAGCGGTACTGATAGTTACGGTCAACCCGTTTACACTACGGCCTCGTCTGAAGTAGGGGCTATTGTTTCTGCTCGGGTGTCCGGTACCAATTTTGACGCCGACCAGATTGTGGTAACTGATGGGTTAACCGTCTACCTGCCTACAGGTTATGACGTGCAAGACGACGATAAGTTTATTATTCGGACGAAGACGTACGAGCTCGACGGTGAGGCGTTTGATTGGCGCGACGGGTTAGGCTCGTGGTCGCCCGGCACGGTTGTCAATTTACAACGCGAGGTAGATCGTGGCTAGTAAAATACCTGGCGGCGGTGGTGAAGTAAAACTAAATTTTAAGGGTATGGGCGAGTTGTTGCGGTCTCAAGAGGTCGCCGACGAGTTGCGCCAACGTATGACTAGGGTACAGGGTGCCGTACCTGGGAGCTTGTTGATAGTTGTCCGGTCTGGACGTAGGGCTAGGGCTAAGGTTATCAACGGCTCAGATTTTGACGAGGCTAACACCGGCAACTTGTCGAGGGCTTTAGATTTATCTGGCGGTGACCGCGGCTACAAGGTGAAAACTAACAAGCCTAAACCGAGGAAGGGCAAGTAATGGCTAACGCGGTCATTTTTAGCGACATTATGAGCCACCTCGTTACCCGTATTACCGCCGAGTTGACGACGCTAGGTTTTACGTCTACCCGTGTGGGTGTGCTCGCTAACGACTCGGGCTCGCAAGTAATTTTACGCCGTGATGGTGGCACACGTCGGTCTAAAACAATTATGACTGACTCTATCGGTGTAAACGTGTACGAAACGTCTTTCGGTAACGCCGAAACTTTGGCCCGTACGGTTATGGCCGTCTTTGACGACTTGCCAAACGGTACCCCAATAGTGGACGTCGTACCCGAGAGCTCAATACAAGATGTAACCGACCTCAGGGCAGAGCGTAGATTTATGCGTTTTGCTGTAGATCATAGAGGTACAAACCTCTAACGAAAGGATAGCTATTATGGCTTTAGACTCTGACAACGTGAGAGTTGCTACTACGGGGGCCGTGTATGTTGCCCCTACAGGCACTACGGCACCGACCGATTCGGATGGAACACTAGACGCGGCGTTTGTCGACCTCGGGTATGTGTCAGCTGACGGAATTGCCGAGACCATTGACAAGTCCACTAACCAGATTCGCTCGTGGCAAGATGGATCGCTGGTACGTGAAGTTGTTTCCGAGGGTACTTACTCTATCGAAATGACTTTTATCGAAACCAACGAGGCCGTTTTGGAGCTTTACTACGGTGTCACTCAGACCAGCGGCAAGTTCTCTATTGACCCTCGTAAGACTGGTGGACGCCAGGCTTTCGTTATTGACGTTATCGACGGTGCCTCTATCGAGCGTACTTATGTGCCCTCGGGTGAGATTACCTCAGTTGGCGAGCGTACGCTTGCTTCGGGTGAAGCTATCGGTTACCAGGTGACCGTTACCGCTTACGCTGACGCAAGCTCGACGGTTGTAGAAAAGTTCTTTTCTGACCTCGAGGCTTAACGTATTGCCCTCTAGGTTTCTTGCGGCGGCCTAGAGGGTTTTAACTAGTGGGGGGCGTTATTGCCCCCAATTACTCCCCCCACTTTGCCGTAAACAAACTATCGAAAGGTATCGCCGCTATGGGTTACAAAATTGAACACAAGGGTAAGACTGTTGAGCTGCCTAACTTTAACGATATGCCTACGGGTGTGTTGCGGAAGGCCCGCCACGAAACCGAGTCCGAGCAGACTTGGTTCATCCTCGAGGGCGTACTTGACGATAAACAATTACAGATTTTAGACACGTTGCCGTTGTCCGAGTTTTCTAAGCATATGAAAGCTTGGACGGGTGGCGTAGCACTGGGGGAATAATTAAGGTCGTCGAGCTAATCGACGACCACACTGCCGCTTTTATTTACGACTTTAGATCACGTTTTAGTTTGGGCCTTGCCGACCTCGGGGAGAGTATTCCCTGGGTTGAGGTTGTGTATTTAGTTGCCGTCTTGTTGCGTGACCCAACCTCTTGGTTGCAAGTGAGCGTAAACGGTTGGCACCATCCCGTCTCGTACGAGTGGGCCGCTATGGTGGCGCAATACGATCTACACGCGCAAGTAAACAGCAAACGGAAACCTAAACCGTATCCTCGCCCCTGGTCTAATACTAACCGGGCTGGCGGTAAAGGTACGGTACGGGCTGATGGTCGAGAAATTCTTAAACGCGCGCGAGAGGGAGCCTATAAATGGCAGAGCAAGCCTACGCTTATGTAACCCTAATACCGGTTGCTAAGGGGTTCCAACAAGCGGTAGCTAAAGAGATGGGCGGCGTTAACAACGTCGGGAAGACTGCCGGGGGGAAAGCCGGTAAAGGCTTTAGCGGTGGCTTTGGCGGGGCTCTAAAGGGTCTTGGCGGGGTTATCGCTGGCGGGCTTGCGGCGGCCGGTATTGGCTCATTCCTGAAGGACTCGGTATCTCAGGCGAGCGACTTAAGCGAGTCTCTTAACGCGGTAACTGTTACGTATGGTGCCGCGTCTGAGGGTATTGTGGCGCTGGGTGAAACGGCAGCCACACGCCTCGGGTTGGCCGCCACAGACTTTAACGCCCTGTCGGTACAGTTTGCTTCGTTCGGTGGCAATATTGCCGCTAACGGCGACGTGGTTGGTTTCATTGACGACATCACTACCCGATCGGCTGACTTTGCCTCGGTGATGAACCTGGACGTCGCCGAGGCGGCCCGCATATTCCAGTCCGGTCTTGCCGGTGAAACTGAACCACTTAAAAAGTTTGGTATTGACCTTAGCGCGGCAGCGGTTGACGCTTACGCTTTGGCTAACGGTATCGGGGAGGCTGGTAAACCCCTTACCGAGGTACAAAAGCAACAAGCCCGTTACGGCGCTCTCATGGAGCAGACGGCTGAGACTCAAGGCGATTTTTCTAACACGTCTGACGGGTTGGCTAACGCCCAACGTATCCTCGGGGCTAACTTTGACAATATGAAAGCCCAGGTGGGCGGGCCTCTACTCGGGGCCTTTGCTAACCTGACGACCGGGCTGTTACCGGTTATTGAGACTATGGGCCCGTTGTTAACGGGTGTTATCGAAGACTTGGCCCCAATTATTACCGACTTGGCTGGGCAGATACCTGGGTTACTGGAAAGCTTTTTGCCTATGTTGCCGGTTATCGGTGAGCTGGCTGGTATTTTCTTGGAGCTCGCGGCCGACTTGTTACCTATTTTTGTTGACCTTATTATGGCGCTTATGCCGGCAATTACCGACCTGTTGCCTATCCTTGCCGAGTTTATCGGTAACGCTATGGAGGTTTTAGTACCGATTCTCGTCCAACTTATCGACGCGCTAGTGCCTATTATTGAGGCCCTGCTCCCGGTCTTTATGGAGCTGTTCGAGGCTCTCGCCCCGGTGGTGCTTACGTTTATCGAAGCTATGTTGCCAATTATTGCATCGTTGCTACCAATGTTTATCGAGTACATAGAGTTTTTGACGCCGATACTTGTAACCGTTGCCGAGATTATTGGCGACATACTCGTTTTTGCTATTGAGCTTTTTGTGGGCGCGATTACGGGAATAACTGAAAGCCTGGCAACCTTTGGCGAGTTTTTTAGCGAGCTCTGGGATGGCATCAAGGAGTTTTTTGTCGAAACCATTAACGCGCTTATAAGCGGGTTCGAGGGTTTCGTAAACTTTGTTATTCGTGGTGTAAACAAGATTGTCGACGCGCTAAACGGTCTCAGCTTTGAGGTGCCCGACTGGGTGCCTGAGATTGGCGGGGCAACACTCGGGTTTAGTATCCCTAAGATACCTGAGATTACTTTGGGCCGTATTGCCCTCGCTAACGGTGGGCTTGTTACAGGGCCCACTAACGCGCTGATTGGCGAGGCTGGGCCTGAGGTTGTTATACCTTTGGATCGCTTCGAGTCGATGATGGGTGTGAACGGCCAGGGTGGCACGGTGAACTATTACGCGGCACCTAATAAGAGTTTTGACGCTGAGCAAGAGCTACGGTTGGCTATGACGAGAGCGAGAGTGTTGGCGTGAGTGGTTTTAGTTTAACGGGTGCGAACGGTGACGTT